AGCTTGGGCAAAGCGAACCTTTGATACTTATCCTTCTGCGTATGCTAATATGGCTGCTAGTAAATATTGCAAAGACCCTAATTATGCAAAGAAAAGCAAGAAGTAATGGGTGAGTTAAAAAAATGGCGAGATCAGAAGTGGGTACGTATAGGTACTGATGGGAAGATCAAAGGGGAGTGTGGTACTTCTAAAGATAAAAAGAACCCTGACCGTTGTTTACCCGCAGCCAAAGCGAAAAGTTTAAGTAAGAAGCAAAGGGCTAGTACCGCTAAGAAAAAGAAACGCGAAGGAAGTAGAGGTAAGACTGTGGTTAAAAATACTAAAGCAGCAAAAGTTAAATTTGGTGGTGGAGGTCTAGCTAGGAGACGTAGAAACCATAAAGGTTGTGGGGCAGTTATGGAAAATCGCAGAAAAAAAACTTTATACGTATAGAGGTACGTGATGAGTAAACTTGAAGTTTTTCAAAATGGTGTGTTTTCCAATACTGGAGAACCCGTTTTTCAGATAGGTACTAAGCAGGAAGATGGTACTTATGCTACTGAAGTATTCGATCTTATGGGTAAGGGAGAAGCGGAAGCTAAGTTAAATGAGCTTCAACCCCCTGTGGTTGAAAAGAAAGCTGCCCCCAAGAAAGCTGCTCCCAAGGTTAAAATTCCGTCTACAACAGACCTTAAAGCTATGAATAAAGACGAGCTTGAAGTAGAGATGCGAAATCATGGGTTAGAACTAGATCGTCGTAAGAGTAAGAACGCTCTTGTTAAGCAGTCGGTAGCTTTTTTAAAAGGTAAGTAACTATGACTACATCTGGTAGCACATCATTCAATATGCCGTTTACGGAGATCGCTGAAGAAGCGTGGGAACGGGCAGGGCGTGAGTTGCGGTCAGGGTATGATTTGCAAACAGCGCGGCGTTCCATGAATTTAATGACGATTGAGTGGCAGAACCGTGGTATCAATATGTGGACGATTGAACAAGGTGTAATTACCCTTGTTGAAGGCCAAGCTACATACGCGTTACCAGATGACACTATTGACTTGTTAGAGCAGTCTATTAGGACAGGAGCTAACAATACAACAACACAGTCAGACTTAAATCTTAACCGAATTAGTATCAGTACTTATTCGTCTATCCCTAACAAAATTACACAGGCTCGACCTATACAGGCTGTGGTACATAGGGACAGTGGGCAAACTTACCTGACAGGAATTACTTTAGCCGCTACTGCTTCTAGCACAGATACAACCATTACTCTAAGTAGTGTTGCGGGGTTACCTCCCGCAGGATTTGTAAAAATTGAAAGTGAAATATTGAATTACGGTTATATCGAAGGCAACGTGCTCCAGAATTGTTTTAGGGGACAGCAGGGCACTACCGCAGCGTCACACACGGTAGGCGGTACAGCAATCCCGGTATATTGGGAGCAAGTGCCCTCTATAACGGTTTGGCCTGTACCTGACAACGTAGAAACGTACCAAATAGTTTATTGGCGTATGCGTAGAGTCCAAGACGCAGGGGATGGTATCGAAGTAGCAGATATGAATTTTCGATTTTTCCCGTGTTTAGTAGCAGGGTTGGCGTATTACATTGCAATGAAAGTTCCTGAACTAGTGGATAGAGTGGCTATGCTAAAAGCTGTTTATGAGGAACAGTTTGAACTTGCCGCAGCGGAAGACAGGGAGAAAGCATCTATTCGTTTTGTTCCACGGGCGGGTAGGATTTAGTTGTGGGAAATAAGTTTGCTTCAGCGCGTATTGCTATTGCAATGTGTGATGTTTGTGGGTTTGAATATAAGTTAAAAAAACTTAAGGATTTGGTTAAAAAGGGTAGAAACACCAATATAAAAGCGTGTCCTGAATGTTGGAATCCTGATCAACCACAACTTAAGTTAGGGGAGTTTCCTGTAGAAGACCCACAGGCGATTAGAAACCCACGTCCTGATAGGAGTCTTGGGGCTTCTGGGGACTATAGTAGTAGAGGCATACAGTGGGGTTGGAACCCAGTAGGGAGTGGAAATGACCCTTTTGGTCTAACCCCTAATACGTTAGTAGGTAATAGTTTACTTGGGATAGTTACAGTAACGACTGCATAGGAGCAAGATTATGTATAACCCTAAAAATGTTTTTGGGATGAAAGAAGTAAAAGTACAAAAGAATAAAGGTGTGCATCCTTACAAAGATGCACCCAAGCCCGACATGAGCGGAATTAAAACCTCTGGGATTATGATGCGCGGTTATGGGGCAGCGACAAAAGGCCGAATGAGTCGAGGGCCAATGGCTTGATAGATGAACTATACGCAGCTAAAAGCTAACATTCAGGATATCTGCGAGACATCTTTTACAGACGATGAACTCGCTATGTTTACTGAACAAGCGGAACAAGCAATCTATAGCACAGTTGAGATTCCTGCCTTACGCAAAAATGTAACAGGTACGGTAACCCTCAACAACGTGTATCTAGATGTACCTGATGATTTTTTGTATTCGTATTCTCTAGCTGTTATAGACGGAAGCGGGAACTATTCATACTTAATCAATAAGGATGTTAACTTCATACGAGAAGCATATCCAAAGGCTACCTCAACTGGGATACCTAAACATTACGCGTATTTTAGTGATGATGCTTTTATTGTTGGGCCTACCCCTGACAGTTCTTATTCAGTAGAGCTACATTATGGGTATTATCCTGAGTCTATTGTTACTGCGGCGACAACATGGCTAGGTAACGAGTTTGATAGCGCACTGCTAAATGGAGCGTTAGTAAACGCGATTAGGTTTATGAAAGGTGAACCTGATCTTGTGAAGCTATATCAGGATTTATACGCTCAAGCTATGATTTTACTCCGCACCCTTGGTGCTGGAAAGTTACGAGCAGATGCGTACCGTTCAGGTCAATTTAGAATAGCAGCGGAGTAGGAGGTTATTGTGGCAATCACGCAAACAATGTGTACATCATTTAAGAGAGCACTTTTAGATGGAGAGATGGACTTTAGCTCTAACACATCACAGTCTTATAAGATCGCGTTGTATACAAGTAGTGCAACTTTAGATGCAACTACTACGGTGTACACTACTACCAATGAGGTATCCGGTACAGGGTATACAGCGGGAGGTGCCGCATTAACAATTTCTACAGCCCCTACAACTTCTGGTACTACCGCATACTTAAGTTTTAGTAATGCAACTTGGGGTAGCTCTACCATTACTGCCAGAGGCGCTTTGATATATCAAGTTGGGGGAACTACACCTGCGGTGGCAGTCCTTGATTTTGGTAGCGATAAATCTACTTCAAATGCTACCTTCCAAGTTACATTCCCTACAGCAGATGCTACTACCGCGATTGTTAGAGTGGCCTAATGACTGAAGTAACTGTTACAGGGGTATTAGCTACAATGGAGCTAGGAGAAGTCCAAGTGTGGGGGGATATTAGCACAAGCCAAAATGCAAACTGGCAAGATGTAGCCATATGAGGTTAAAAGTATGACAACGCAATACACCACAATCCTTAAGTTAGCTCTTCCTGTACAAGGGGAATTAAGCGGTACTTGGGGAAATGTTGTTAACGACAACATTACACAAATGGTCGAACAGGCCGTAGCGGGCAAGGCTACTATTAATTCATGGACAGGTAATGCCCACACACTAACTACAGCAGACGGGACAACTTCGGAGGCCCGTTGTGCAATTCTTGATCTTACCGATACTGGTACCTCGTTAACAGGTGCAGGATCAGTTGTTTGTCCTACGCAAACAAAAATCTATATTGTAGAGAATAATACTGCACAGATTGTAACTGTTAAGACTGCTAGTGGTACTGGCGTAGCAGTTCCTGTTAATAAGACAATGGTAGTCTATTGTGATGGGACTAATGTAGTTGAAGGTATTATTCATACCAATAGTCTTAGTTTAGGGACCAGTACGACAACCGCGTCTTCAATACTTGATGAAGATAATTTGGGGTCAAATAGTGCTACCGCTTTGGCTACTCAGCAATCAATTAAAGCCTATGTAGACGCTCAAGTGGCTACTGCGGATACGCTAACTGAGGTATTAGCTAACGGTAACACTACTAGCGGAAGAGATATTGTTGCTAGTACCGATGATAAGGTGCAGTTCCGTGATGCCGCGATATACCTAAACTCTAGTACCGATGGGCAGCTAGATATTGTTGCTGATACAGAAGTACAGATTGCAGCTACTACAGTAGATATTAATGGAGCCGTTGCGCTAAACGGAGCCATTACTGGAGGGACAAACATTACTATCAGTGGGGAGCTTGATGCCGCTACTCTAGATATAAGTGGTGACGCAGATATAGATGGTACGACTAATCTAGACGCTGTGGATATTGATGGTGCTGTACAGATTGATGCTACTGTTACCGTAGGTGTCGATGATACTGGGTATGACGTTAAGTTCTTCGGAGATACTGCTAGTGCTTATATGCTCTGGGATGCGTCAGCAGATGACCTAATTTTAGGGGGTGCCGCAGGACTTACCGTAGGAGGAGATGTAGATGTAGACGGCACAATAGAGTTTGATGCTTTGTCTGGCACAGGTTCGGTAGCTGTTACTAACATACTTGATGAAAATAACATGGCATCTGATAGTGCCACTGCTTTGGCTACTCAGCAATCAATTAAAGCCTATGTAGATTCAGGTGGAGTTAGTGCCTCTTTAAGTAATACGTTGACTGCGGGCAATACTACTAGTGGAAACGATATTGTTGCTAGTACCGACGATAAAGTTCAGTTTAGAGATAGCGCGATATACATTAACTCTAGTGCTGATGGTCAACTAGATATTGTTGCTGATACAGAAGTGCAAATTGCAGCTACTACAATAGATATCAATGGGGCCGTTGCGCTAAACGGAGCTATAACCGGAGGTACAAACATTACCATTAGCGGTGAACTTGATGCCGCTACTTTAGATATAAGTGGTAACGCAGATATAGACGGCACAACTAACCTAGATGCAGTTGATATTGATGGTGCTGTACAAATTGACAACACAGTTACCGTAGGTGTCGATGATACTGGG